AGAAGAGTTGTTTAGTATTATGCAATTTGTTGATGCTCATGTTTTAGGGCGTTTTGATATTTTTGATTCAGCTTTTATTGTTCGCAATAACTGGGGCGGCGTACAACGGTACAGAAATTTACCGACGCTACACGAGAAACTGCAAGAAGCTTGTGTGCGTAAGACTCAAAAAGATGAAGATGTAGCCCCTTACCTTCCAGATGCTATACATAAAGAGCCTGTCCGTATTGTATTTGATCGCAAAGGCGTCAAGCTTTATGACGTTATTAAAGAGGATTTAATTAAAGACTTAGATGAAGCCCAGAATTTATTTGGTGCAGCTTTTAACTTAATATCCCATTATGGGTACGAGAAAAAAGGTGGAGGACCAGAGGACGAGATTCGAGGTCGAATTATGTCTAAGATAGGTTGTTTGAAGATGCTGTGTTCTCACCCAGATTTATTAAGAGCCAGTGCCAGAAAATACAACTTAGTTGATAAAACCGTTCTTTGGGAAGACGAAGACGACGACGGAACCGTTTCTATGTTTAGCCGGATGACGCCTACCTTTGGAACTAAAGGTGGTTCGGCTTACGCCTCAGAGTTAGTAAAGTCGGGTTTACTTGACGGCATTAACGACTCCCCAAAGCTTGAGTATTTAATTAGTTACGTTAAAGATTTTCTAGATCTTAACCCAGCTAACAAGGTGGTTATATTTGCCACCTATGTAGATATGTTAGACATGATTGCTAACGGCCTTGGACCAGAGCAATGTAGAAAATACTCAGGCAAGTTAGATGCCAAGAGTAAAGAAAACAATAAAATTGCTTTTAACACCGATCCAGAAGTTCGTGTATTGATTAGCTCAGACGCGGGGGGCTATGGTGTAGACCTGCCAGCAGCTAATTTGCTAGTCAACTATGACTTGCCATGGACTTCTGGTGGAGCTGTGCAACGCAATGGTCGTATTATGAGAGCCTCATCTACATGGCCTTCAATTGTTATTCAAGATTTAATTATTGCCGGATCTATTGAGGAGCGCCAGTACGAGGCCCTACAGCAGAAGAACGCCTTAGCAAGCGCGGTAGTCGACGGCGAGGGTATTGACGACCAAGGTGGAATACCCATGAACGTAGGAAGCCTTAAAGAGTTCCTGTATATGGCTACTGTTTAGCCGTATTGCCCTGTACAATTGATGGATGCCTAACGCACCTAAGACCCCGACGCGTACCATACGTGTCCCTGACGACCTCTGGAAGGCCGTACAGTACAAGGCAGCCAAAGAGGGTGTAACTGTTACCTCAGTCATTATTGAGGCTCTAGAGGCCTACTCAAAAGGTCGTACTGACCAGTAACTTGACACCTGTCAGTGGGCAGGTATAAGTTTTCCTTACGTCGCTACAGGGCACAAGTGCTCTAAGCTAAACAAAGGAAAAGCATGAGTCTACTCGATATAAAATCTAATCTACGTCAGTATCTTTCACTTAAAAAAGAAGTTGAAGTATTAACAAAACGACAGGACGAATTAAAGTCTCGTCTTAAATCTACAGTTGAATCCGCCGGTGAAACCGATGATCGCGGACACGTCACACTTAAAGTTGATGACGAAATTACAGGTGAAGTAACCCTTACACAACAACGTCGTGTATCAAAAACTCTTGATATGGATATTGCAGAAGCTTTACTTAAAGAGCGTGGCATTTACGACAAGTGTGTCAAAATGATTCCTGTATTACAAGAAGACGCAATTATGTCTTGTGTTTATACAGATGAACTTTCAGAAGCCGACATTGATAAAATGTTTCCATCTAAAATTTCTTACGCATTTTTGGTTAAAGCATCGAATGACTGATGATTTAATCGAATCTACTTTTGCTGATTTAGATAGTTATTATCCAAACAGTAAAAGGAAAAGAAAACCAATAGTAGCTAAACCCTTAGAAACAAAGTTAGATACATCCTGGGATGCTAACCCTGTTACTAAAACATTACCCAATGGCAGAGACCTTGAAATGTTTACTATTGGAGCTCTAGCTGCTGCTGTAGGTCGCCCGGTTGTTTCAATACGTGCTTGGATCAAACAGGGTTACTTACCAGCATCTCCGTACCGCCTTCCAACAAAGAAGGATGTAAACGGAAAAGACCACGCAGGGAGACGGTTGTATTCAAGAGCCATGGTGGAAAAGCTAGTAGAGATACTAGATAAGGCTGGACTATTGCACACAAAGCGCATAGAATGGCCTTTACACCGGCAGGTATCTTTAGATATAGCCGAGGCTTGGAGTCAAACCCGAGCAAATGAAAACACTGACAACTAACATAAAGGATGAAAAACATATGGCAATAAACCGAACAGAGGATTACCTCCCAACGGCAGATGAGTTTGCAAAGACAGACTCAGATATAAATGCAAGACCAGTTCAAAAGACAACTATCTCAACAGTTCAATCAGGTTGGGATGCCGCTGAAAAATCAGCAGTACCCGCAGGTGATTATCCAACCGAGTTCAAGTTTACTGACGGTGAGTATCAAATCGTTAAGTTCCTTGACCCAAACGGACCTTTCGCTGTATACAAGCAACACTTCTTGTCACAGAAAACCACTGGCAAGCGCTCTTACATTTCATTAGGAGCCAACGATCCGCTATGCGTAAAGCTTGGAAGCAAGCCTGAAGATAAGAAGGCTTTTAGCCTTGCTGTCCTGACCGCTAGTGGCGTAGAACGACAGATGCTTATTGCAAGTCCACGTCTTTACAAGACATTGCACGCCGCGCACTTTGCACCTACTGGCCCTCTAACAAAGAACTATTGGGCAATCAGCCGTACAGGCAAAATGCAAAGCACCGCTTACCTCCTTAATCCAGTTAAGGCTCGTGATCTTTTAGAAGATTGGGGCATTGACGTAACTGCACATGAGGCAGCACTTGAAGCACTAGTTCCTTACGAAGCTTCAGCTATTAAGTCCTCAACGTGGGAAGAACTAGAAGCCGTAGCCGATAGCCTTCTCTAAGTTAGTTCATTGCAGGTGGGGCTAGTGCTTAACGGCATTAGCCCCATCCTTTTAAGGGGTATAAAATGGATCATATAATTACAACTAAAGCGGACCTTGATGCGATGGTTGCTTACTATCTAACTCAAGACGCTTTTGCTTATGACGTCGAAACTGTAGGAGATAAACGTGGTATTCCAGCTGTTAATGAAGTACTTTGGCTTAGCTTTGCTACACACGGCCGCGGGGATGTTATTCCGATTGGCCACCCACATGGTGAGTTTGAGTCAGAAGTTTTCCCGCTTACACCTCAAGGAGAAAAACGCGTACTTGAAGGTCTTCCATTACGCGAAAGTGATTACTCTGTTGATCGCAAAAAATCTATTAGATCTTTCGGACCGGCTCCTACGCAGCTATTCCCAGCAGAGGTCTTTGAGGCATTAAAACCTTTATTTTTTAACAACAATATTTTAACTGTAGGCCACAACTTAGCTTTTGATTTAAGCTCTGTGGCAAAGTATTACGAAGGTAATATTCCTTTTGGCCCTTATTTTGATACCCTTATGGGTTCTTTCTTGTACGATAACAAGAATAAAAACAAGTTGGGTTTAGATGATTGTTTACAAAGAGAACTAGGCTACTCAATGCAAAAAGGCATTGGACATATGGTGGAGATTTATGGTTTTAATGACGTAGCAAAATACGCATTTCTTGATGCTAAATACACATTTCTACTTTGGAAAACCCTGGCCCCTAAGATTGTTGCCGCAAACGTAGAAAAGGTCATGGCACTTGAGATGGACGTTCTTTATGTGCTTTGTAAAATGAAATTAACTGGGGCGCCAATTGATACCAACCAGTTAAAGATTCTGTACGACAAGCTTACTGAAGAGGTTGAGGCGGCAAAGGCTGAGATCTATTCTATTGGCGGTATATTTAATATGAATTCTAATGGTGATAAGCAATGGATTTTGTACGGCCCTAAAGAAGAAGGGTGTCGCGGTCTTCGTACTCAGGTATTGACCGGTCGAGGAGAAAAGAAAATTATTGCACAGGGTGAGCAGTCTTTAACTTACAAAGACTACTCTGTATCAGCTGAGGCTTTAGAGGAGTTTAGAGGTAAAGACGAGCTTGTTGACGCTTTACTCAAGTACTCTGAACTTAATAAACTTCTTAGTACATACGTAACACCTTACATAGGTGGAGAAGTTGTAAAGACTGTTAATGGCAAGTCTAAAGTTGAAGACAAAGAGAGCTTGCTGGTAAACGGTAGGATTTACGGTGATTTTATTCAATGGGGCGCCGAGACTGGTCGGTTCTCTAGTCGAAACCCTAATTTACAAAACGTACCGGCTCCACACACCGAGCACGGTCGAGCCATTCGTAACCTATTTATAGCGCCAGAAGGTTACAAGTTAGTTGTAGCTGACTACTCACAGATTGAACCGCGAGTGATTGCCTCCATGTCACAAGATGAGATCATGATAGATAACTATATGAAGGGCGAGGACATTTATACAACAGTTGGAAACACTATGGGTGTAGACCGTAAAGCTGGCAAGGTCCTGGTTCTTTCCATTGCCTATGGCGTAGGCCCAGACAAGATTGCTAAATCAATTGGTTGCTCAGCCAAAGAAGCTAAAAAATTATTAAATGATTTTTCTGAGAAGTTTTCAGCCATCAGCGACTACAAAAGCAAGGTTGTTGGGGTTGCCCGTAATCTAGGCTATGTCACAACCATTCTTAATCGTCGGCGTTACTTACCGGACATTACATCTAAAAACATAGGGTTTAGGGCCAGTGCTGAGCGTCAAGCTTTTAACACAAGAATCCAAGGGTCGGCCGCAGATATCATTAAACTTGCTATGATACGCGCCCAAGACTTTATTCCAAAGGAGGCAAGCTTGATACTCACAGTACACGACGAGCTTGTAACTTTGACTCCGGATCACCTAGTTAAAGACACTGAGGTTGCTATTAAAGAGGCTATGGAGGGTATTAACTTGCTTTCTATACCCCTGCTAGCTGACATGGCAACTGTTCAAAAGTGGGGAGACGCCAAGTGAGATGGCTTCGCCGGCTTTTTGGCAGAGAAGAGTACGTTGTACACAGGGTAGATATCCCGGTTAGCACTATAGTACGGTGGTATATGTATGACACAGATTTTGCTGATCAAAATGAATTAGCAGAATTGATTGGCCTTAGCAAGGTTAGTAAAGAAGGTGATGTAAAAGAACAAGAGGATAGTGACAACAGATTAGAGGCTATAGAACAATACATTCCATTTTTAACACAAATGGCAGAAATTAGTGCAAATTTAATTACAACTATACATACAAAAGAACTACAAGACTCAGGTCTTTTAGTTGATTCAATTGATGATAGGCAGATAGAGATGATGCAAGATCTTTTTAAAACAATTGCATTGTCAACTTTAGTTGGAACTTTTTCAGTGGGAACGCATTTACAAATTATTAACCCAACCTCAGCACCAACGGGGTTCATACAAATGGAGGATAATCATGAGTAGTAATTGGTGGGCACAAAAGCTTGGAACACAACCTCAACAGACGGGGACGCCTGCGCCGGCGTATGTAGCACCCCAACCAGCGCAGTATGCAACACCCCAACAACCTACTTATCCACCTTCACAACAGACGCAACCATCTGCTCCACGTTGCCCAGGTTGCGGTAGCGGTAATTACGGAGGCACAGCAGAGAGCAGGGCTCGTTGTTACGACTGCGGATATCCAATTCAACAATCAGGTAGTGGCGCAGGCGCTGGTATTATTGGCCAAGGCGGACAAACTTCAGGACCTCCAACACCAGCTACACAGGTGCCAACTGGTGGCTTTAACCCAACAACAATCATTGGACACATTTAATGAACAAAGACGCTTTAGCAGTTGTTAATAAAATTAATAAAGATCTCGGTGCTGGAACTATTGTTCTAGGTTCTGAAATTATTGCTTCACCACCAAGATTTACTTCGGGTTCATTATCAATTGATGTGGCACTTGGTGGCGGTTGGCCCCCTAATCAATGGCATGAGATTATTGGTGAAGCAAGTAATGGTAAGACAGCTTTAGCTTTAAAAACTGTTGCTGCTAATCAAAAGCGAGATCCAGAGTTTACTACTGTATGGGTTGCTGCCGAAGAGTGGGTAGTTGGTTACGCAGAATTGTGTGGCGTGGACTCTTCTAGAGTCTATGTTGTTTCAACAAATATTATGGAGGAAGCTTATGGGGCGGTTATCAAGTTTGCAGAAAGTAAAGCGGTCGATTGTATTGTTGTTGATTCACTACCTGCCTTGGTCCCTTCAGCAGAGGACGATAAGGAGATGGAGGAATCTACTGTAGGTAGAGGCGCCCTTTTAACTAACAAGTTTTTTCGTAAGGTAGGCAAAGCTTCTAAAAGATCCCTTGTTTCCCCAGAGCGCCCATTTATCGGTATTGTCATTAACCAGTACCGCATGAAGATTGGCGTTATGTATGGGGATCCTAGAACTACCCCAGGTGGCTTAGGAAAGGACTACGCGTTCTTTACTCGCACCGAAGTACGGCGCGATGAGTGGATTGAGTCCGGCACGGGCCAAGAAAAACGTCGTGTTGGGCAGTCTATTAAAGCCCGTATTATTAAAAATAAATCAGCAGCCCCTTCCCAAGTGGCTACAGTTGACTTTTATTTTTCAGAAGGAGAGACCGTTCCAGCTGGAGAGTTTGATTTTGCTAAAGAAGTAATTGCCATGGGAATTATTAATAAGGTGATTACTAGAGCGGGTGCCTACTACCGTTACGCAGGTCGCCAATGGCAGGGTAGTGATGCTATGCTTAGCTCAATACGGGAAGAGATTGACCTGAAAGAAACCCTTGAGCGGGACGTACTAGATTCGATTAAAGCCGGATCTAAATTCGTAGCCGAAGACTCCAATGAGGAGTGAAGGACAAAAACAGTCTAAGAAGCATGAGGACCGATTAGCTAAAGCAATCGGCGGGCAGCGATCAGCTGCAAGCGGTGCGTTTTGGAGTCGGAAAGGTGATGTGCGTTCCACTGATTTGTTAATAGAACATAAGTGGACTGGCAAAACCTCCTTTACCGTCAAAGCAGCGGTTTTGGAAAAGATTGTTAAAGAGGCAATTCTTGACAGTCGGACTCCCGTCCTCGGAATAAGTTTGAATAACGAAAATTACGTTATCTTAACTGAAGATGATTTTCTAGAATTGCGCCAAACTCTTCAGGAGCATACTTGTACGACAGCGCAGGACCAGAGCCATGGCGATACAAAGCCAAGTGCCGAGGCATGGATACAGAACTCTGGTTCCCACCAAGAGACAAAGCTAAATACAGAGTTATAGCTGAAGTCTCTAAAGCCGTTTGTTACGGCAAAGATGGATTACCAGAATGCCCGGTTCGTAAACAATGTTTGTTGTACTCAGACAAGATGGATGAACAGCATGGTATTTGGGGCGGCATGTCTCACCGCGAGCGCAACGCATTAAAGCGCAAAGCTAAGAAGGCCGGTTTAACATTTAAGGAATGGGTAGATACCCGTAAATCGTGATAGATTACCGCTATGAGTGCATACAAACCTACGGGATCATTAAAGAATTTTATTGCGGCTGGCAAGATTCCAAGTAGGGTACTTGCATCAGTTGAACGACACGTACTAGCTAGCCCACGTGATGATTCTCGTAGAACAAATGTTCTACACCCGTCAGAAATGGCAGGATCAGATTGGTGTTATCGCGCATCTTATTTTCATTTGTTAGGTCAAGTGCCTAATGCACGTAGTTATTCATTTAAACTTTTATCTGTATTTGAAGAAGGTC